AAATCGTCGGAGATCTGCCCGAACCCCTGGAACCCGAATCGCCAGGATTCATTTATCTACGAGAAGGAACTGGCGTCACTCCGACGATTTGGCGTAGTGAGCCCCTTGGTGGTTCGTCGAATACCACCACGTACTGGTCGAGCAGCAGCGAAGGGTGCTTCACCTTTACCAACGATTAGCTATGAGCTGATCGATGGCGAACATCGCTGGAAGGCAGCGCAGGAACTCGGCATTACGGAAGTGCCCGTCTGGGATCTCGGGGACGTCCCTGACGCTGTCGCCAAGCAGCTGACGATCATTCTCAACGAGACGAAGGGCTCGCCCGATCCAGGCAAGCTGGGCGAACTCCTCATGGACCTCCTCGAAACCGAGCTTCCGGCAGACCTGCTGGAAGTTCTGCCATTCCCGGAACAGCGTTTCACCGAGTTGACGAAGCTCGCTGATTTCGACTGGAAGACGCTCGAGGAACCAAAAACGGAAACCGGCTGGGTGGAGCGGACCTACCGGATGCCCAAAGCCGCGGCGGAGGTCATCGATTCCGCCATCGACAAAGTGCGCGACGACTCGGGCCCCACGAAGGAATGGCACGCCCTCGAGTACATCTGCGCTGATTTCCTGGCGAAGTAGGGGGATAGCATGAATCGCAGCTGGCTCTATGTGGCGTGTTTCATCCTGGTCATCCTGGCCATTCTCTGGCTCCTCGGCATCAACGTGAAAATCGGGTAGGGATGCGACCGACAAAGATCGACTACGCGACAATTGAAAAAGAGTACGTAACGGGCGAGGAATCCCTTCGGGAACTCGCCCGTCGTCGTGGTGTGGCCTGGAGTTCGCTCGCCAGCAAGTCCCGCCGGGACAACTGGACCGACAAGCGCGATGCATTCCGGGATTCGGTGAACCGCCGCAGCTACGAGCGCGTGGCCGACCGCTACGCCGCCGAGCAGGGCGAGATCCGGTCGGAATCGGTCATGGTCATGCGGGCGACGCTCCGGCGGTACGCCCAGCAACTCCAGAAGGGAGAAATCTCGGTCAACACGAAGGATGCGGTGGCAGCGGTCCAGACCCTGCAGCTGCTCCTCGGTGAACCCACAGCCCGTTCGGAGAACAAGGTTATTGAGTTCTCAACTGGAGGCGTTGCTCCAGATGACCTCCGACGTCTCGTCGAGCTTGCAAGAACTCGAATTGTCGAAGGAAGTCTGGCAGCAGGTCCTGAACGAAGCCCAGAGGCTGCTGGCGAGGGATGACGTCTTCGCCTTCGGCGAGTACGTCTTCGGCTACACCGCTGCCCCCCACCATCGCGAGATGGTGCAGTTCATGCTGGATCGCCTCGAGGACAAGGAAAACGCCGTCATCCTCGAGCCCCGGGGGCACGCCAAAACGACCTGGGGCAACACGATTCTCCTGCCCTGGCTCATTGGCCGAAATCCCAACCTCCGCATCGGCCTGATCTCCAACACCGCCAAGCAGTCCAACGCGTTCTCCCGGGCCATTCGCTGGACGCTCCAGGCCAACGACCGCTATCGCGACGTCTTCGGGGATCTCGTCTCCCCGGCCAAATGGACCGACGTGGAATGGCTGGCCAAGGGCTCGATTCACCACGCCAGCAAGGATGTCACCGTCTACTCCGCTGGTGCTCTCGGCGCCATCATCTCCAAGCGCTTCGACATCATCCTCTGCGACGACATCCTCGACGAGGAGAACTGCGCCAACCCCGAGCAGCGGGAAAAGGTCATCACCTGGTTCTGGAAAACGCTCAAGCCCTGCCTGACGCCGGGCGGCGTCATCCTCGTTCTGGGGACACGCTGGGCCGAGGAGGATCTGTACGAGATCCTCATCGAGCAGAACAAGTGGAGAAGCATCGTCCGGGGCGCACTCGTCTACGACGAAGCCGAAGACCCTGCCCACAAGCGCCCGACGGCCCTCTGGCCCGAGGTCTGGCCCGTGTCCTCACTCATGGCCGAGAAGAACGACATGGGCAGCGCGATGTTCTACTGCTCGTACATGAACGACATCGGCGGGCTCATGGCTGGCAATGTCTTCCGCCGGGACTGGTTCAAGTACTTTGATTCGCTCGACCCGAGCAAGAAGTACACCATCACGATGGGCGTCGACCTCGCCTCATCCGAGCGGGAATCGGCCGACTTCACGGCTCGCGTCGTGATTGCCGAGGACGAAGAGCACAACCATTACGTGTTGTCGGTCTACCGGGATAAACGAGAAACTGGCCACCGCCAGTTCGTCATCGACGGCTGGCAGGCATACCCCTCGATGAGCCGGATCGTCATCGAGAACAACCAGTTCCAGTCGACGCTCGTCCGGGATCTCGTCGATACGACAACGCTGCCTGTCGTGGGCAAGAAGGCCGACGTAGACAAGGTAACGCGGGCCAGGGCGGTGGCTGCTCGGTACGAGTCTCACAAGATGTTCCACCACCGGAGCCTCGCGGGCGGAGCGTTCGAAACGGAACTGCTCCAGTTCCCCAAGGGGCATGACGACATGATCGACGCACTGGGCAACGCCATGGACCTGGGTCGTGGCGGCCTCGTCTTTGGCAGCTTGCGGAGGTGACGATGAACGGTGGGGTGGAAATGGAGTTTCGGGACGGCCTTCGAGTTGTTCCCGACCATGTTGCCGACTACCTGACAGGCATCGATACGCTTCGCCTCACCTTCCTCGAGGCCATGGAAATGGCGAACAAGGCGAGGGTCTCCGAACACCTCAATCGCATGCAGCAGAAGGTGATCACGGAGCATTTCAAGGAATTGAAGGTCTTCTAGATGGGGCTGCTGACGAGTGTCTTTGCCCGCAGTCCGGGGCCGAAAACTACCCCCGACAAGGTCCCGACCTCTTCGGCGACCGTCGCGTTCCGGGATCACGGCAGGGTTGGCAAGACCAACGTCAATGTCTACCGGAACTGGTCCGAGCGCTCGGAATGGGTTCGCACCGCCATCAACCTGCTGAAGCGAGAAGTCGCGACAGCCGAATGGGACATCGTTCCCTTCGATACCGACAAGAGCGCGAACCTCGCGATGGCCTCCGAAATCAAGGCCATCTTCGACCGTCCGAACGCGAAGAACGATTCGTTCCGCGGATTCCTCGAGCCGGTGCTCGAGGATGTCCTTGTGCTCGATGCTGGATGCATCGAGGAGGTGCGCAACCTGCGCGGAACAACTGCCGAACTGTGGCCCGTCAACGGTGGCGAGATCAAGGTCGACGCCCTGTGGGATGGCTCAAACCCGGATGCGCCTCGCTATTACTGGTATCCGGACCACCAGGAGCGGGCGCGATTTCGCAATGACGAGATGGTCTACATGATGGCCAACCCGGCGACCTACCGCGTGGTGGGGCTCTCGCCGCTGGAAGTCCTGAAGATGACCATCGACGCCGAGCTGTCCGGCTCGGAGTACAACCGTAAGCAGGTCATCTCGGCCGCCCCGGATGGCATTCTCCACCTCGGCGAGGAAGCTCGACCGGAACAGATCGAAACGTTCCGGAGCTACTGGCAGGCGGAGATTGCAGGCAAGGGAGCCATTGCCATCACGGGCGGAACGAAGAATCCGTCCTTCATCCCCTTCCGGTCGTCGAACCGCGAGATGCAGTTCCTCGAGTGGCAGATCTACCTCGTCCGAAAAATTGCGGCAGTCTTCGGACTTACCCCGCAGGACCTCGGCGTGACGTACGACGTGAACCGAAGCACGTCGGAAGTCCAGCAGGAGCAGACCGAAAACCGTGGCGTCCGACCGTTGATGTCCATGGTCCAGGACTACTTCACGAGGGAGATCGTCCAGGACCCCGCCTTTGGCGGCATCGAGAACAATCTCGCGTTCCGCTTCCTCAGCCTGAACATCAAGGAAAACACGGCCAAGGCGAACATCAACAAGGTCGCCCTGGCCAACGTTCCCTGGAAGACGGTGAACGAAGCGCGCATCGACGATGGGCGGGAGCCCCTTGGCCCGGAATACGACCAGCTGATGATGGTCACGCCCACGGGCGCGGTCATCCTCAGCGACGTTCCGACGGCCCGCGAGTGGTTGACTGCTCGCACGAAACCAGCCCCCCAGGCCCGTCCCGGTGGTTCGCAGCAGTAACCCTGCGACGCGGAACCCCGGCGATTAGGACACCACTGAGGAGAATCCATGGCCGCAAGTCTTTCCCTGCGCGTCTACACCGGCTCTAACGCCGGTACGCAGTCGAGCGCCGTTACGGGTGTCGACTTCATCTCCGCCGACAACGCGACGAACTCGCTTGCCAACCGGCAGGCGAACCCAATCACGGTTGGCACCGCTTCGTACGAGAAGTGGCTCAAGCTGTACGTCGACACCGCCCCGGCGAACGGTGTGGCGAACTTCAAGATCTGGGGCGATGGCGCGGTGCAGACCTCGACCACGCTCTACTTCACCGGGCAGTACGTCACCGGTGTGACCCCGACGGCCACCACGTCGACCGTCGCCAACGCGGCGTTCACGACGTACACCTCGGGCAACAAGGCCACCTGGGACACCGTGTCCTATTCGGCCACCGGCGCGACGACAAAGTACGTCGTGTTCCAGCTCGCAGTCGATTCGACCTGCGGCCCGGGCAACTGGACGCAGGAAACCATCAACTACAGCTACGACGAGACGTAGGATGTGAAGCGGGGGGCCGGTTAGATGTGCCCGGCCCCCCATCACGCTGGAGAACGGATGAGCCTTCTCGTGTTCTGCCCAACACGCGGGCGTCCAGCTGCGGCCGAAGCGGCCTGGAAATCCTTCGTCGCGACGAAACAGCTGGCCGACACGGCCATGGTTTTCGTCGTCGATGATGACGACCCGTCGGACTATTCCACCTCGCTG